TATCGGCGGTGTAGGTGAGCGTCGTCGTGGTGGCTGCCGGGATTGTCTGATTGGTGGTTCGCACCCCGACGGCGAACATGTGACTGTCGATCGCCTCGACCACCGCAGACCCGTTGCTGACCATCAACCGGCCGGTGGTCGTGTTGTGGAAGTACGTCCCGGCGGGCTTCTCGGGTGCGGTGAGCGCGGCGATCGCCGACGTGGACAGTTTGCGGATGATCGTGCCGTCCAGGGCCGCGGCCAGCGCCGCCATGTCGCTGGGCACGTTGTTCGCGTCGGAGCCGTCGGGGGTGGGCAGCCCGCTGATCGTGGTGGTCGCCATCTCGCTCCTACGGGGGTGGTTGGGTGTTGGACAGGGCGTTGTACGTCCCGCCGGTGGCCGTCATGTTGTCGTAATCGGTGAACAGGGTGTTGAGCGCGTCGTAGTCGATGCCGTCGCTGACCTCGAAGGTGAGCGCCAACCAGGCGGGAACCTCCGCGCGGGCGGCCGCCTCGGTGACCGCCGCGTCGGCGCATTCCGGGGTGAACACGCGCACCAGGATCGCCAAAGGGTCGGATTCGTGCGGGCATTCCACCTGCACGGTGCGCGACCCGGTGAGTGTCAGGCCCACCCGGGTGACGATGGCGTCCCGGCAGCCGCGGAAGCGTGAGCCGGGGTCGGCGATGAACGCCCGCTTCTCCCCGTCCGGGACCGAGGTGAGGTCCACCCCGGCCAGGGCGGCGATCCAGTCCAGCCGTCCCGTGGGGGCGGCGGCCGGGTCGACCATGCCCGACCCGGCGGTCAACTGGGACACCACCGGCTCGGTGGGCCACACGGCGGCGTCCAGGTAGGTGTGCAGGGTGCCGTCGTCGGCGTCGGTGACGTACTCGGGCATCGCGTCCCACACCGTGGCGATCAGGGTGGAGCCCGGTTCGACGGGTTCGACCGGGGCGGGTTCGGGGACGATGATCGGCATCAGGCCACGCTGACCGTGAGGGTTCCGAGGTCCGCCAACTGGTTGGCGGTCAAGGTGACATCGGTGGCGGGCGCGGTCAGCGAATCGACGTAGTCGACGCCGTCCACTCCGGCGACCAGGGCTGTCAGGCTGGTGGTCCTGACCGTTTCCCCGAACTCCCAGGCTTCCGGCCGCAACCAGGCGGTGATCGCCGCCTGCACCGATGCTTGCACGGTGGCGGTTTCCACCCCGGAGATGGCCACCACATCCACCTCCACGTTGACGACCTCCAGGTCGGCGTCGACCACGGCCACAGTCACACCGTCGGCGGTGATCGCCTGCATGTCCGCGGCCAGGGTGGCCTTGTTCTCGGTGGACACGGCCGCCTCGAAACCCCACACGGCGCTGGTGACGTAGCCGGCGTCCGTTCCGGCGGTGCCGATGGCCGCCCCGTCCCACGCACCGATGGTGGTCGCGTTGGAGCAGTAGCCCGACTCCAGGCAGTAGGCGGTGAAGTGGTCCAGCACCACCAGGCTGTTGGTGACGCGGGCCAGACGGCTGCGCGCCCTGGCGATGTAGGCGGTGTCGTCCTCCGGTTCGGCACCGTTGGCCATGTCGGAGGTGATCGCCACGGACAGTGCGTTGGGAATGCTGTCGAGGATGTCCACCGCAGCCGTCGCCCCCACCCCGTTGACAGCACTGGTGGCGTCGGCGGTGACCACCTGCACCACCAGTGTGGTCCCGGCGGTGACCGTGGCGTCGGCGGTGACCAGCAGTTCCACCCCGTACTCGGGCAGGCTGAACCGTGTCCCTGCGGTCACCGTGGTGGTGACCGTGCTGTCGAACGTGATGGTCAACTCGCCCAGGGCCTGCACCCCGGTGCCGCGCGGCACCAGGAACAGGTTCTCCAGCACCGCCTCCACCACCGCCGAGACGACGGTGTTGCCGGCGTTGACGACCTCGGCGGCGGCCAGCGCCACCGCCTCCAGGTAGATGACCTCCGGGGAGCCGTTGCGGGGCACCCAGTCGGGCATGGCCACCTGCAATGCGGCGATGGCGTCGGCCAGCAGATCACCGGCGGTGCGCTCGTCCAGCGGCTCACTGACCGCCCCGATGTCGAACGCCATGTCAGACCACCTCGTCCTGGTTGGTGTCGGTGCGCCACGCCACGGTCAGGGTGACCACCTGGCGGCTGTTCGTCGGCCCGTCGATCGTGGCGTCGACCAGTTCCAGATCCGGTTCGCACAGGTCGACGGCGGCGGCGATCTGGTCATACTCCACCCCGGCGATGATCGGGTCGGTGATCCCGAACAGCGGGGCCAACGGCCGCTCCCCGATGCGAGTGGACACGATCGCCACCCCCACCTGCTGCGCCTGGTTGGCCGACCACTGCTCCACGGTGGCCACCGCCCCGTCGGCGTCCAACTTGAACGGGTGGGCGAACACTCTGAATGCCATTGGCGCTCCTATTCGGGCATGGACAGGCCGACCGCGCCGAGCACGATCAGGTCGGGCTGGCTGGCGTCCCCGGCGTCGGCGACCAGAACACTGTCGCCTTCGGCGGGGGGCATGGGCCCGACCCATTGCAGCGGCCCGACCACGCCCATGTCGGCGATGCGGACGTACAGCCCGGCGTCGTCGATCGCGGTCACCACGGCGCGGTACATCACGGTTCGTACCAGCCCAGCAGCGTGCCGAAGTTGCGCTCGCAGGCGTCCGCCGGTGCGATCGACCACTTCCCGGCCACATAGTTGCCGTTGGAGTCCATGTCCGTTCCCAGCACCATGCCCCCGCCCAGGTAGACGGTGGCGTGACCGACACGCGAGGTCCGGTACATCAGCACCGCACCCGGCACCACATGGCGGTTGGTGTGCCGTCTCGCGGTGGCGAGCATCGTCCACAGCACATGCGGGTTGGCGCCGACGTGCGCGTACCCGGCGGCCTCCTGGGCGTACCACAGGCAGCCGTTCAGGATGGTGTGGTTGAGCCCGTTGGGGTTGGCCTTGTGCAGTGCCACGATCTTGGCGACACTGCGCCCGGACCACCCGTCGGGCCGTTTCGCATCCGTGTACGTCGAGTCCTCATCGGATGTCAGCCCACCTGTGGTGTCATCCGACGTGGAACCCTTCTTCGGCGCCGACTTCAACGGCCGGTACAACGACGCGGACACGGTGGCCGCCTCATGCAGGTCGAAGTTGACGCCCTGCACCAGCCAGATGCCGTTGTCCGCCTTCGACGCCCCCGACAGTTGCACCCGGTGCCACGGCCGCCACTGGAAACCCACCGACATCGGCACGTCCACCGACGCGGATGCGGCCTCCTGGCGGTCGTCCAGACTGGACCGGGTCGACAAACTCAGCACATCGGTGCGGGCCTTCCCGCTGTACGACACCGGCCACACCGGCAGGCCCGTGGACCCCTGCAACGCCCACCAGCCGGTTCCGCAGAACAGCCGGTTGCCCACCTCGCACCATTCCACCCCGGTGTCCGAGGCCAGCGATGAGATGACATCCAGGACGCTCTCGTTGCGCTTCTGGTGGATGGCGCGGGCCTTCGCACCCGGCTGCACCACCGCCTTACCGCCGGCGGCCTTCACCCGCTGCGTGATCCACTGCGCCGGTGTCTGCCCTTTCGTGGTGGACGGCCCCATCCGGTTGCGAAGACGGCGGGCCAGCCGGGAACGGGCAGCGTACGCGGCGACGATCGCCTCGCCCCGGTAGTCCAGGTCGACGGCGGACACCTCGAACGCGTGGCCGTCGTAGAACAGGGTGGTGCCGGCGGCCAGCAGGCCGCGCTCGATGAGTTTCCCGTCCACGTCGGCCAGCCCCACCTGCAGCTCGGAGACGGCGCCCACCTGATAGTCGACGGCCATCGTGGTGACCGCGTCGGACACGTCGACGAGCAGCCGGCCGTCGGCCAGGATCACATCCCCGTGCAACGCCATCCCGGTGGCGGACCCGGACACCTTCACAGCCATCAGTACCAGCCCTTGGACTGGAAGTGCGCCCACGCCTGGTTCGGTGACCCGTAGCGGTCCTTGATGTACGACAGGCCCCACTTGATCTGGGTGACCGGGTTGGTGCGCCAGTCGGAACCCATCGACGCCATCTTGTTGCCGGGCAGCGCCTGCGGAATCCCGTAGGCGCCCGACGATCCGTTGGTGGCGGTGACACTCCAGTTGGACTCGCGGGTCCACAGGTTGTCCAGGGCGGCGAACTGCGCGCTTGACCAGCCGTAGTTGCCGAGCATCTTCAACGCGATCTGCCGCGGGCCGGTGACCGTGGACCCGCCGGTGGCAAACCCGGTGCCCCCACCGCGGATGTTGCGTTTGCGCGGGATCGGCCCGACGTTCACCGTGGCATCACTGGCGCGTTTCAGGGTGAGGGAGACATCCACCGACGCGGGCTTCCCGGTGGTGGCGTGATCCACCTCCACCAGGCTGAGGTCGGTGACGTGGAACAGTCCCCGGGCCATCTTCGCCATCGTCAACTCCACGGGGGTCTTCGACCGGGCGATGGATGTGAGCGCGTCCACATGGTCGGCCACCGGCTGGGACAGGTCGCGTTCCCGGTGCAGGTAGCCGACGGCGTACTCGTCGAGCAGCAGGCCGGGTGACAGCAGTAGCGGCCGGCGGCCGGGGCGTTCCACCTCCGTCCAGCTGCGGGACAACCCCGAGCGGCTGATCTCGGTGGGCCACCAGTTGAGCCGCACCGTGGCCACACCGGGGCAGTGCAGCACCACGCCGTTGTCGCTCATCGGCGCTCCCGTGCGATCCGGTCGGCGCGCAGCATGGCGCGCAGAACACCCGCCTCCACGTCCACATCAGCGGCCGCGTTGATCGTGCCGATCTGCACCGGCGGGCCGCTGTAGCCGGCGGGCTGCGACTGCTTCGGCACGGTGACGGTGGCCAGCAGATGGTTGGGGATGACCGTGCCGGATGTGTGGAAGTCGCGGATCTCCGGGCCGTCCGCGCCGATGATCCGCGGGGAACCGACGGTGGGCACGAACAGTTCCGGGCCGATCTCGCCGACCAGTGCGGTCATGCCGCCAGTGACAGGGCCACCCATCGCACGCACCGGCAAACCGCCCTGGGTGTTGACCCCTGGGATGTTGGTGTCCCGCAGCAGGTCTTTCACCTTCTTGTTGTTGAGCTTGTCCACCTCGATACCGATGTTGGACAGTTTGTTCTTCAAGTTCTGCGCCTTCGTCCCGGCGTCGTGGAACTTCGTGGACAGGTTGTCGAACCACTTCGACGCCTTGTCCGCCTTCTCACTGGCCAGCCCGAACCCGTCTGCCAGGTCGCGCACGGAGTCGGCGGTCGACTGCTCCACCAGGCCCAACTTCGCCAGCACATTCAACGTGGTGGCCATCGCCCCGAACAGGTAACCGAACGTCTTCAGCACGATCGACTGCCACTTCAGGAACACGCTGATCAGTTTGAACACCGCCGACATGATCAGTTGCAGGACGCTGACGATCTCCGTCTTGTGCCGCTTGATCCACTTCGTGGCCTTGTTCAGCATCCCGGCCAGGTCCATCCCGGTGGACGACCCGAACGACATCAGCACCTCGCCAATGGCCTCTTTCAGGTTGCCCCACGCCACCTGGGTCTTCGCGATCGAATCGGCCTGCGCGGCGGCCGAACCGCCCACCTGCTTGGACAGTTCCTTCAGGATGATCTTCTGGGCGCCGGCGACATCGCCGACCTCCATCATCGCCTTCACCTGGTCGGTCTGCTGCGTGGTGAACTGCACCCCGATGCGGGACAGCGCCGTCAACCCCTTGGCCGGGTCGTTCAGCGCCTTGCCGACCATCACCGCCGACGAGTTCAAGTCCTTGCCGAACGCCACCGACACGTCCAGGGCCAACTGGTTGGCCTTCTCGAACGTCTTCCCGGTGACATTGCCGAACGTGAACAGCACGTTGGTCATCTCGCGCAGGTTGTCCCCGTCGATGCCCGACATGGACTCCAACTGGTCGATCATCTTGTTGACGGCCTTCGGCGCCTCGGTGCGACCCATGCTCTTCATCACCGCAGCGGTCTGCGCCATCGCCTTGCGGGCGTCGCGGGCCTCGTTGACACTGCTGGTCAGGAATCGGAACGCGCCGGACGCCGCACCGATCGCCGCGGTCACCGCGGCCACCACGCCCACCGCCTTGCCCCAGCCGGCGGCGAACTTCTTCGACGTGCGGTGGGTTTCACCCATTGAACGGTTCACGCCGTCGAACGAACGGCCCATCTTCCTCGCGCCGGTGGTGCCTTCGGTGGTCAGTTGCCTGATCTCGGCCTGCGCCTTCGACGCGGCCCGGCCCAGTTCGATCTGCTTGAGCCGGTTCTTCTCCAGTTCCCGGCGTGTCTGCTCGTACTCGTTCTGCAAACCCTGCTCACCGGCGTCCATGCGGCGGCGCAGGTCCGTGGCGGTGCGGCCCAGGCTGTTCATGTCAGCCTTGACCTGCTTCAACTCCGAACTGATCTCGTTCTTCGTCGTCAGCGCGATCTGGAGACGGTCGCCGGCTGTGGCCATGCTCACGCCTCCTTCGGTCGGGTCATGCGGTCGGCGTGCTCCAGCAACGCCAGCAGCACGGGCATTTCACGGGTGGGGCGGTCAAGGAACTCGAACGGCGAACACTGGAACGTCAAACCGAACGCGGCGGCGGCGGCGACAACCCGGTGCCGGTCGAGCCCTAGGTAGGGTCCTCGTCGGACTTGCCGATGAACTCGTCGGCCAGTTGCCCGGCCAGGTGCCCGATCACCCCGTCCGAGACGAGCAGCGCCACCACGGCGTCACTGGCACTGTGCACGTCCAAAGCGTCCTGCAACGCCTGGTCGCGGAAACACACCCGCTCCCCGTCCAGCACCAGCGGTTGACCGCCGGACTCGATCCAGTCGCAGTAGGTGGCCACCACGGCGCGGGAGAAATGCACCTCGAACGTGTCCTTGTGCCGTGCCCGCGCGGTGCGCTCCTGGCGTTTCAGCGCCTCGCCGTCGGTCGGGGCGTGGCAGTGCAGCACCAGTTCCCGGCCGGGCACGGGCAGCACCACAGCCCGGTCGCGCAGTTCCTCGGCCTCGGCCAGCAGCCCGGCCAGAATCGTGTCGTCCTCTCGGTTGGCGGCCATGTCAGTCGTTGACCGCCCATTCGACGGTGAGGATCGAGCCCTCTTCGCCGTTGGCGTCGGCGTCGTTCAGCTCGAACTTCGCCACCGAGCAGTTCAGGTACTCCAACTTTGCGCCGACCGGGACCTCGGCGGCGTCGATGAACACCTTGGACACGGTCGTGCCCTCGTAGGTTTCCCCGGCGTGCAGCGCGGCGAGCACCTCCGCGTGGGCCTCCGGGTCGACGAATGCGGTGGTGGTGACGTTCTCCACCTCCGACTCTCCGGTGAGCACCACCTTCTTCTTCCCGGCGGCCGGGCGCACCTTGCTAGTGGTGTGGGTGCGGGCACCGCCGGAGCATGTCGCCCAGTCGACGGACAGCAGGGATGACACGCTCACACGGACGCGGTTCTGTGTGGCCAGTGACATGGGTTGCTCCTTCTCAGATGTTCTGGTCGGCGGACGCGGGGATGATCGTGAAGTCGACGAAGTCGATCGACTCGGAGAACCGCAGCGACACGGTGGCCGAGATGCGGTTGTCGGCGATGTTCACACCGTTGTTCACGGCCACCTTGTAGCCGGGGTCAAGGTCGCCGTTGTCGGTCAGCCACGGCCGGTACTGGTTGCACACACCGGCCAGTGCGGACGCGGCGGCGGACAGTTCCAGCGCGGTGGCCGGTCGGCCCACGAACCCGTCAAGCACCCGTGAACCCTCATCCACCACGGCGTTGACCATGTCGCGGAACTGCGCCCCGGTCAGGTGACTGTTGGCACCCACCCCTTCGGCGGTGGCCCACACGTCGATGCCCACCCCGTTGGCCAGGGTGCGGGCGGTGATCACACCGGCGGTGTTCAGCGAGGTGTGGGTGGTGTCGTCCACGTCGGCCAGCGGCGTGAAGCCTTTCACCAGGGCGTGCGCGGAGCGCAGCAGCGCCGAGGTTCCCACCCCGAACACACGCTGCGCCTTGGCGCGCACCGTCGCGGCGTAGGTGACACCGTCGATGACCTTCAGCCCGCCGGACCCATCGGCGACATACCCCCAGAACCCGACGTAGGTGGCGTTCTGCTTGTCGGCGGCGGCGATGTTGCCCTGCGCGGTGATGGTGGTCGCGGCGGCCTGGCCCTGCGGGACGGACAGCAGCGCCAGCCGGTGGGTGGCGGTGGCGTGCGCGGCCAGCGCCGCGGCCGATGCGGTCACACCCGGTGTGGCCACAGCACCCGGACCGGCCGCCGTGGTGATCTTGGCCAGCGGGGTGGCCCACGACACGTTCGCGAAATCGTCGGTGCCGGATGCCAGCGGGGCGGCGGACACGTTGCCCGACGGCAGCGCGGACACGGCCACGGTCACATCCGGGTCCTGGGATGCGGCGGCGGCCAGCGCCGCGGCGGTCGCCCCGACATAGGTGACCGTCCCGGACGGCTTCACCAACGTCAACGTGGTGGTGCCCGCGGTGTACGCCGCCGTGATCACATCGTAATAGGCCCCTGGGTGCCGGGCGGTCACCGTGATCTTGGAGTCCAGGGTGACCGTGGACAGCACCGCACTCGGCCCGTAGGCGCGCTGCACCACCAGTTCCCCGCCGTTGTTCGCGAAGAAGAACTCGGCGGCGTCGTACATGTTCGACCCGCCGGTGCGCGCCCCGAACTTCTGGACGTAGTCGGCCATGCTGGTGCACACCAGCGGCCCGGACACCGGGCCGAACTGGGTCTGCCCGCAGATGATGTACCGGGCCACACGCGGCCCGCCGGTGGGGGTGCCACCCGCGGCCGTGCCGGTGGTGACGGTGATCCGCTCAGCCATTGTCGGACTCCTTCTTCTCAGCCTTCTTGGCTGTCTTGGCCGGCGGCGCCGGGGGCTCAGGTGTGCCGGTGGGCACGGTGACGGTCACGCGGGACATGCGTGCTCCTTCGTGGTGTGGTTTGTGGATCAGTCGGTGAAGGTCTGCCCGGCGTCCAGGCCGGTCGCGGTCAGGTCGTAGGCGTCCATGTCCTCGGGCGGGTCCAGGTCTGCCACAGTCTCGGTCAGCCGCACCGTGAACTTCATGGTGCCGGCGGCCAGCGGAACCCCGGCCAGGGTTTGCACCGCGGCCCCGGTGTCCTCCTGCCACTGGCCCGGCTGAAGGTCGATGTCATCCGGCAGCCCGGACATGGTGAGCACCGCTTCGCGCACCGCCAGCAGCAGCCGGTCCCGGTCGGTGGACGCGGCCTCGTACGACCCGTGCACCCGGTGGTCGCAGGCCACCACGATCTCCAGGTCGTAGGCGTACCAGTAGGTGCGCTGGCCCACCCACTTGATGGCCGCAGCCGATGTGGACTTGACCAGCACCACCGGGAACGTGGTCACACCCTCCAGCACGTCCTGCAGCAGGAACGTGACCGTGGTCGACGGGGAGGTGAGACTGTTCGCGGTCAGGTGCGCGGCCAACCGGACCGGCACCTCGGTTTCCAGGTAGGTGCGGATCGCTTCGCGGACGTACTCATGGCCCCTCACCGGGTCACCGCCCGGTGCAGGTGTTTGGCGACCAGCCCGATCCACGCCTTGCGTTCGGCGGCGCGCAGCGGCGGCACCGGCAGCCGTTTCGGCATCCGGGAGGTGCCGTAGGCGTGGAACACGGCGATGTTGAACACACGCCGGTCGGATTTCGGCGCACCCCAGGCGGCACCACGCTTGGTGTCCCAGATCGGGTTGGCGGCAGTCAGCCCCTGACGCATCACCCCGGTGTCCACCAGCGGCGACTGGTTGGAGCGCATCGTCACCGCGGCCTCGATCGGCCAGCGGCCCAGGCCGTTCGACGCGAACACGGTGTTCTGACGGCCCGCCCACAACCGGCCCACCTCCGGCCACACCGGGGAGATGTCGTCGGCGGCACGGGCGATCTTGTCCAGCCGGGCCTCGACCTCGTCCAGGCCTTTCAGCAACTGCGACGTCGCGACGGCCATGTCAGGCGATCCCCGGTGCGTACTTCAACTGCACCCCGAGCAGGGTGCGCCGGTCCGCCTCACCCATGATGCGGGACAGCATCTGGGGGCTGGACGTGTACGACAAACCCTCCGGGCCGGCGTACGACTGCCGGTCCTCCGGGTTGGTGAACCACTGGGCGGCGACCCGCACCCCGATCGCCCGCACCAGTCGCACGTCGGCGTCGGTGACGGCGTAGTCGGTGTCGGTCACGTCGAACCCGACCACGTCGGTGACCAGATCGGCGGCGAACAGTACCGCCTGCGCCGCGGAGTCCTCATCCTTCGCCGCAATGGTGCGGTGCAGGTGTGTTTCTAGGTGGGTGACGGTGAGCAGCGCGTCGGGAGTCGGAATCGGCATGTCACTCCTCGATCGGTTGCGCGGTCAGGAACATGTCCTCGTCCAGCACCTGGCTCTTGTGGTGGCCGATGCGGACACCGGTGTGAACATGTACCGGGAAGCCGGCGGACAGCACCCGCAGGCAGAACGTGATGTCCTCCCCGACCGGCTTGTCGCCGTGCTGGGTTTCCTGGAACCAGGGGAACGCCGCATTGAACTGCCGGTCGGCGATGGCCTGCACCACACTGCGGTGGATCAGCAGGAACGCCGCACCCGTCGCGGCACACTTCACCACCTCGTCGCGGGGGTAGTCGCGGATCCGCACCGTGGTGGGGGTGCCGTCGATCTCCGCGAAGTGGTAGATGGTGGGCATCAGGTTCTTGCCGTCCAGGCCGAACGCCAGACCGCCCACCACCGGCACATCCACCGGGTCGGCAACGTCCAGCAGTGTGTCGATGTCCATCGGCGTCCACTTCATGTCCGCGTCGATCCACAGCAGCCAGTCGGCCTCGTCCCGGTCCAGGAACCGGCGGGTGAGCCGGTTGCGGGACTCGGAGACGTTGGCGCTGCTCCAGTCCTGGTAGATGTTCGCCACCCGGTGCCGGATGCGCCACTGGGAGCGGTTGATCTGCCCGAACAGGGTCAGGGCCAGCGACTCGGTGAAGTAGGAGCTGACCTGGCCGGGGTGGATGTACGCGATGCACACCTTCCGGTCATCGGTTTTGCGGCCGGGCTTGGCCATGCGTGTGTCCTCCCGGTGTGGTTCCTCTCGGTGGCCTGGGGGGGTGGGTGGCCCGGCGCCGAGAGGAGCACCGGGCCACCCGTTGACGGGTGCTTATGCCGTCAGTTGTTGGGGGCTTGAACGTTGTAGCCGTACCGCTCCAGCAGGTCAATCGCCCACGCGATCTTGTCCGCGACACGCTGGCCGGCGGGCTGCCCCTTCGACCACAGTTCGAGGTTCTCGGGGCGGTTGTCGAGCCGGTCACCGTTGATGTGGTGCACGTTCTCGTCGTCCCACAGGAACCGGCCGAGCATCTCCTCCATCACGAGGCGGTGCTCCAGTTTGCCCGCGATGCTTCGATAGCCCGTAGGGGTTACGTACCCCTCTCCACGGTTGTTCCGCAACGCAGTCACACTGGGGTCACCGTATTTGCGGAATCGGTAGTAGTGCGCCGTGCAGTAGCCAAGTGCCTGATGCGGCTTATCGCATCCATCAACCGAGCAGCCGGGCTCAGGCAGTTCGCCAGTGTTTCGTGCTTGACGCACATGTGTCTGGCACAAGCCGTGCGAGGCGACGAGATTCTCGCAGCCACCTACGGAGCACCATTCACGACCGAAATCGCCAGCCCGCTTATGCCGCGTGTAGCAAGCGCGGCAGTACCCCCGCGCTCCGTTCGGATACTTGCTGCATCCATCTTCGACGCACTCAAGTCCCGTGGTGCGCGGTTTCGGTGGCTTCTCGGGGAACCTGCACTCGTCGTCGCAGTACTTGCGTGGAGTGCCGTCCCACGGCAGTTCCTTGCCGCACGTCTTGCAGTAACGGGGGCCGCGCTTGAACCTCGCGTGAGCGCGCTGGTAGTGCTTGCTGCACAGCCCCTTGGCGATCGGCTTCCCGTCGCAGTCCGACTCCGAGCAGGTGAGTGGGGGCACAGATTCCGTAGTTTCCATGCCCCCACTTTGTCACCTTTGGTGCAGTGGGAGCCGCCTTTAAGCCTTAAGGAGCCTGAAAGCATTCACGTCGGTGACGTTGCCGCCGACGCGCTTATACGCGACAAGACCCCTCTTTCCCAAGGGCAGGCCGTCACCGTCGACCACGTTCTGGATGTACTCCACGCTGACGCCCAGCCGGTCGTAGACCACGTACTGCTGGAAGTCGCCGAGCACCGCCAGGATGTTCCCGGAGGTGGTGGTGGAGGTCATCGTGGACGACCTGACGACCGGCAGGTCGAGCAGGCTGTTGCCGTTGGTCATGTCGATCGCCTTCACGGCGCCGGTGCCGACCATCTGCTGCTCGATCGTGCGGTAGGTGCCCTTGTTCATCACCCAGGTGGACGAGTCCTCGTAACGCACCGGAAGCGCGTTGACCAGGGCCAGCGTGTCCGCGATCGACGCACTGGAGAACGTCCCCCGCGTGGTGGCGGTCACCAGCGAGCCGGCGGTTCCCGACACGGCGGTGATCACACCTGTGGGCGCGGACGACCCGGAACCGACGACGAACGCCGCCGACTCCGCGAAGTCGATGCTCTCGGCGATGAGGCCGGGGAGCTGCGCCTGCAAGTTGCTGTCCTGGAAGATTTCGAAGGACGCGGTGACGTACGCGGTGAGCATCGCCGCGGTCACGGTCGGCCCGCCGGTGGTCGGCGACCCGTCGGTGAACGCCGAGCCTTCCGCCTTCCAGTAGGTCGCCACGTTCGACGCGGTGACAAGGTGCAGCACCTGCTGCGTGCCCGACTCCACCCGTGCGATGCGCCGCACCGGGTTGCGCGTGGCATCCCCGGTGTGGATCAGTGACGGGTCCAGCAGGAACGGCAGCGCGTAGCCGCCGTTGGCGCTGGTCAGCGACAGGCTGGCGCGGACCGCCATCGCCTCCTCGGCGGTGTACACCGGGGCGCCACCGCTGGCCAGGTAGGCGCGGAACGCCGACATGTACTCCGGGGATCCGTAGGCCAGCGCCATCCGGGCTGCGCCCGGCACCTTCTCGATCATCTGGGTGGCGTTCTGCCGGTGCTCGTCGAGGATGTGGAACGGCCCACGGTAGGTGGTCTGCTCCACCGCGGTCAGTGCCCGCTCGCGGATGTCCTCGTCGGACTGGTAGCGCACAGCGTCGAGGTTGTCGAACGGGCTTACCCGTGTCGACACCTGCAGGCTGCCCCACTTGGCGCGCGACTCCGCGACCCGGAAGGCACGCTCCTGCGCGGCCTCCTCGTCGGCGATGTCGGCCAGCAACTGGGTGCGCTCGGTGTCGAGCTCGTCCCAGCGGGTCTGCTCCGCGTCGTCCAGCGAGCGTTCGCCCGCCTCGGTGTGGATGGTGCGGAACTCGGACTCGATCTCATCGAGCCGTTCCCGCATCACCGTGAGATTCTTCTGCATCTCAGTGACTCCTTAGGGTCAGGTTGTTGAGAAGCCATGCGCGCCGTTGCGCGTTGGCCAAGCCTGAGTGGAGTGGCTCGGGGGCCGGGTCCGGGTCGGGCAGGGGCTGGTCCGGGAGCGTTTCCGCTGTGGAGTCAGCCGACCCCTCGACGGTGTCGAGGGGAGGTTCGATGGCGCGCACACCGGCGACCAGTGCGCCGGCGTAGGCGGGGAAGGTGACCAGCGAGGTTTCCCTGATGCCGGCCTTGGTGCGGATCACGGGGCCGTCGGCGGGCACCTCGCCCAGGGGCGGGTTGATGGCGCGGAAACCGACGCTGAAAGCGTCGATGACACCGTCGCGCAGCAGTTCCAGGGCCTCGTCGCCGCGGGCGGTGGCGGCGATGCGGAACGCCCCGTACACCCCGGCGGTGTCGTCGCGCAGTTCCACCGCGCGGCCGATCGGCTCCCTGTGGTTGTGCTGGTACAGCAGTTTTACGCCGCGGAAGTCGCCGGCCCTGGCCAGGATGTCGCGGGCGAACGCGCCGGGGGCGAACATCTCCTCGTAACTGGGTCCGCCGTCGCTGACACGGGCCACCTGATTGTAGGGCACCAGAACCCCGTGGACGGTGCGGCCGGTGCCGTCGGAACGCACCTCGATGTCGGCGGCGTAGTCGCGCTGCGCCACATTGTCGCGGCGCAGCAACGTGTCCGTGAAAGTATGGCTGAACTCGGTCAGCGTGGTGTCGCTCATTCTTCCGTACTCCCTGGCTCGGGTGCGGTGTCTGCTTGGTCTGCTTGGTCATCCGGCGGGACCGGGGGTTGCGGGTCCGGGGTGTCGTCCTCGGACAGCGGCGGGAGATCCTCTAGGGTGCGGATCTCATCGACTGTGCGCCACTTGTTCTGCAACGCCGAGGCGTGGGCCTCGTAGCGGGCCAGCGTCGTGGACTGCAGCAGCGCATCCCGGTTGATCTTCACGTACTGGGCTTCCGGCAGCAGTTCCGACAGCAGCCGTTCCGCGCGGCGCAGCCACTTGTTCAGCGTGAACGTCAACAGGTCGGAGCGGCGGTCCACCACATTGGCGTACGTCATGCTGCCGCCGGTTTCGTAGCCGAGGGTTTCAGCCATCGCCGGGCCGAAGATGCGGGCGCACTGCGCCTCGGAGAAACGCTGGGTTTCCAGGAACTGGGATTCGTTGGGGGTGATCTGGATCGGTTTCCAGTCCCAGCCCTTCCCGAACACCGCCGGTTCGCGGGTGCCCTGGAACAGGGACAGCCAACGGTTCTTGACGGTGGTGGCCTGCTGCTGGTCGATCGACACCTCGGAGTTGAGCAGCAGCCCGGACGGGTGCCCGCCATCACGGAACCACTGCGACCCGAACTGCCCGGCGGCCAGCGAGGTGCCGACCTGCATCGCGTGGCGTTCGATCGGGGATGCGCCCAGCACCCTGCCCGCCAGCGGGTTGACGCGGCGGTGGACGAACAGATCCTGCCGGTCGAACGGTCTACCGCCCACGTACCACTGCACCCGGCCGTTCACCAGTGTCGGGTACACGTCGTCGGGGTGGAACAGGTCTACCTTGCGGGGTGACCCGTTCGCCGCGAACTCGATCACCTGCCCGTAGGCGTTCCCCCGGTACAGCCACGACTGCAGTAGGGCGTACAGCCAGTCCTCCAAGCCCTGCCCGGTGTCGCCGGGGTCGTCCAGGTTGGACGGTGTCCGCAGCTTCACCCGGTCGGGGCCTTCACCCCGGTACACGTCCACCGGAAGTTCGGATCCCAGCGAGCAGATCAAGTCGATCGCCGCCCCCACCGCGATCGAGCGCATCGCGTTCTCACCGTTAGCGTCGATGGTGGCGTAGTCGACGATGGACGCGCCCGGCGTCAGCACCGACCAGTCGAACGGCAGGGTCATCGCCCGCTGCTGCTGGGGTGCTGCACTGCGGGATCCGCTGAACAGCCCCATCAGCCCATCCGCCGATCGATCGCCAGCAGGAACCCGCCGGTGGCGATCACGCCGAGGGCGGGCATCAGCCATGCGGCACCGGCGATGACAAGCAACGCGCCGAGGACGCCGGGAACGTAACGCATGGCTCCTCCATCGGTCACCAAAGGTTGTCTAAGGGGTCGTACTCGGCGCGCCGGGAATGCTGCACGAACAGCGCGTAGGCGCCAGTCGCGGCCACCAGCGGCGCCGCATCGGTGTCGACGCGGGTCCTCTCCCACGTCCAGGCGTCCACCTGCTGGTGGCGCTTCGCAGCGGCTACCGACGAGTTAAGTCGTGGATCCGACCGGTGCGCCAAACCCCCGGTCATCACCGCGTCGAAGAACGACCCGCACATGCCGGCGAACTGCGCTGAGTTGACCGCCACGAACTCGAT